GTTGCATGGTTTTGGTGTAATCACCATCGCTCTGGCGGGGTGGTTAGTGTAGGCAATAACAAGCAATATCAATGTGTTATGATTAGACACTGGCCGCATCTACCCTCGGCACAACGGTCACCCACTGGCAGCCGATCCACATATAAAGATGGGCAAACTCCCGCGTCGGACGCGGCAGGATGTGCGGATCGCGCGGCGGGTTGAAGCAGTCCAGTGCCTCGGCCGTGACCTGCCGGATTTCCCGGGCCGCGATGATGTCCTCGGGCTTCCAGCGCGCCAGCGCGGGCAGCATATGGGCGGGATAGCCGTCGAAGTGGACATAGACATGCGCCCATTCGTCGGGGCCGGTCTGGATGGCGATCTGCGCGCGGGTGCTCATGGCCCTACCTCAGATCAGCTGCAGGTCGACCAGCACAGCGCTGGCAGCGGCCAGTTGTGCTGTCGGCAGGTCGATCTTGATGTGCGAGAAGAGGTCCGAGCAGTCGGCGCGGACGCCTGCCTCTTTGAGCGCGTCCTCGATGCTGGCGGCGACGCTGTTCAGGCGGCTGCGGTCGAGATGATCGGGCAGCGTGTCGATGTCGATGCGGATGGTGGTGGTGGCGGTCATGATCTTGTCCTTTCAGGGTTGTGTTGCGGCACGGCGCCCGGCTTCAAAGGCCTCTTCCAGCGCGTCGCGGATCACCCAGACGGCCACATCGTGGAAGTCGAGCCGGTCGCGATTGCGGGTCTCCAGCGTCTCGATGAAGAACCGGCGCTGGGCGATCTCGAGGATCAAGGCTTCGCGGGCGGCCTCGGGGGTGGATTTGCGTTTGGCCATGATCACTCCTCCCAGCGGTGCTCAGGGTGGGTCGTCTGCGCGCGGGCTTCCTCGCGCATCATCTCATGGGCGCGTGCCATCTCGACCATCCCGTCGGCCTGGCTCATCCGCCCCGACATGACTTCGTCCATCACCCAGTTCACCCGCTCCTGCGCGGGGCTGGTGTGGCCCCGCCATCCGTCGCTCATCGAGCTGTGTCCCATCTTTTCCTGTGCGCGCATTGTGGTCTCCGATCCTCATGTAAGGGGTGCGATGCACCCGTTTGCCTCGCACCATGAATCGCTCTATCGCGGAGTGTAATCAACTGAATAAGATCATTATTTCCGTTTAATTACAATATCTTGAGGTTAATGCAATCGCCATGGAAGGTATGTCCGAACGCGAGTATTCCGCCCATTCCGGCCTGTCCCGCGGGGCCATCCAGAAAGCTCGCAAAGCCAGTCGGCTGGTGGTTTACAGTGACGGGTCGATCAATGCGGCGGCGTCTGATGTGCGCCGGGCCGACATGACCGACCCCGACCAGCAGCGCCGCAGCACCGGCGGCGGCGATAGCAGCTTCAGCGGCCCCGCCGACAGCTCGTCATACCTGAAAGCCCGAACCGCGCTGACCGTCTACCAGGCGCAGGACAAGCAGCTTGGCATCCAGAAGAAGAAGGGCACGCTGGTCGACCGCGCCCGGGCTGAGGCACTGGTGTTTCGCCTCGCGCGGCAGGAACGGGACACATGGGTCACCTGGCCCAGCAGAGTGGCCGCACTGATGGCGGCCGAAATAACCGCGGAGGTGGAAAAACAATCCGGCAAACCGGTGCGACCGGAGCGACCGGTGATCATCGAGGCCGCGATCCTGCAGAGGGTGTTGGAAGCCCATGTCAGACAGCACCTCGAAGCCCTCGCCGATCTCCGGGTCAGCCTCGGATAGCGACAACACGGCCAGCGATGACCTGACCGCAGACCTCGATCTGGGGTTTGACGGGGCCGAGGATATCTTGCGCAGCTGGCGCAAAGGCATGCGCCCGGATCCTGACCTGACGGTGTCGGAATGGGCGGATGCGCATCGCTGGCTGTCGTCGCGTGCTGCGGCCGAACCGGGGCGATATCGCACCGCGCGAGCGCCCTATCTGCGCGAAATCATGGATGCGCTGTCGCCCCGCCACCCGGCGCAGCGCATCTCGTTCATGAAAGCGGCGCAGGTTGGGGCGACCGAGGCTGGCAACAACTGGATCGGCTTCGTAATCCACCACGCACCCGGGCCGATGTTGGCAGTATTGCCGACGGTGGAAATGGCCAAGCGCACCTCGCGTGGACGGTTGGACCCCTTGATCTCTGAAAGTCCGGTGCTGCGTGCGCTGGTCAATCCAGCCCGGTCGCGCGATGCGGGAAACTCGATGCTGTCGAAGGAGTTTCCCGGCGGCATTCTGGTGCTGACTGGCGCGAACTCGGCGACTGGCCTGCGGTCGATGCCTGCGCGCTACATCTTTCTGGACGAGGTCGACGCCTATCCAGCGTCCGCAGACGAGGAAGGCGATCCGGTCACACTGGCCGAGGCCCGGACCACCACCTTCTCGCACCGGCGCAAGGTGTTCATGGTCTCGACCCCGACGATCCGGGGCATCAGCCGGATCGAGCGGGAATATGAGGCATCGGACCAGCGTCGGTACTTCGTGCCCTGCCCACATTGCGGCGCGATGCAATGGCTGCAGTTTGAACGCCTGCGTTGGGATAAAGGACGGCCTGACACGGCGACCTATCATTGCGAGGGCTGCGAGAAGCCCATCGCCGAGCATCACAAGACGCAGATGCTGGCGGCAGGAGAGTGGCGGGCGACGGCGACCTCAGTTGATCCGCATTCCATCGGCTTCCACATCTCGGCGCTCTATTCGCCGCTGGGCTGGAAAAGCTGGCAGCAGATCGCGCGGGATTGGCTTGCGGCACAGGGTTCAGAAGAAATGCTGCGCGCTGCGCGCAACACGCTGCTGGGCGAGACATGGGTGGAGTCTGGCGATGCGCCGGAATGGCAGCGGCTGGCGGAACGACGCGAGGCTTATGGCGGAGCGCAGATTCCGGAAGGCGGGTTGTTCCTGACGGCTGGCGTTGATGTGCAAAAAGACCGTATCGAAGTCGATGTCTGGGCTTGGGGTCGCGGCTTAGAGAGCTGGCTGGTGGATCACATTGTCATTGCCGGTGGTCCGGATGATCCCGCCTGCTGGGACAAGCTGACCGCCCTCTTGGGGCGGACTTGGGCCTGCGCCAATGGTGCTGTGATGGTGATCGGCAAGCTGGCGATCGACACCGGCTATGAAGCCCCAGCTGTGTATGCATGGGCGCGGAAACAGGGGTTCGACCAGGTTTCGCCAATCAAAGGGCTGGAAGGCTTCAACCGGGCCACGCCGGTGTCGGGGCCGACCTTTGTCGATGCGACCATCGGCGGTAAACGCCTGCGCCGGGGCGCGCGGCTCTGGTCCGTGGCCACGGCGACGTTCAAGACCGAGACCTACCGCTTCCTTCGGCTGGAACGGCCTTCGGATGAAGATCGGGCGCTGGGCATCTGTGATGCGCCCGGCACAGTGCATCTACCCGACTGGATCGACACCGAATGGCTGAAGCAACTGGTGGCCGAACAGCTCGTCACCGTGCGCAACAAGCGCGGCTACAGCCACCCCGAATGGCAGAAAATGCGCGAGCGTAACGAGGCGCTGGACTGCCGGGTTTATGCCCGCGCTGCGGCATGGATCATGGGCGCGGATCGCTGGGATGAGGCAACCTGGCGACGGCTGGAAGAACAGGCCGGGGTGGAGACCAAGCATCAGATGCCTGTGGCAACTCCGGCACCATCAGAGGCCACGACCGCACCCAAGGCCGGAACACCAACGATGCCACGGCGCAAACGCCGGGCCTACACACCGAACTTCATGAGGGATTGAGATGGATCTGGAACGGATGCGCGCCTTGCTGGCGGCACTGCAGGAAGCGCGCTACGCGGGCGTCCGCTCGGTCAGCTATGATGGCAAGTCGATCAACTATGGGTCGGACGCAGAACTGGCGAATGCGATTGCCGATCTGGAAGGTCGGATTGCCACTGCCGCTTGTCTTATCCTGAACGCGGCTCCTGGGGTATAAAGGAGCCACTGCCCACCACACCATTTATGGTGGGCAGTGGCGGCGGTTGGATCGCAAACAGCTGGGTCGTGATGGACCGTTCGAGAGT